ATGATTGCCACCCGCCGCTCTTCCGCTTCCCCCGTGCTGGCCGCCATGGCCAAGGTGGAACCTTTCACCACTGCCGAGGAGGCGTGGTTCTGGACCATGGCGGCCCTCGTGGCGCGCCGCGATGGCGCCCGCATCGTCGCCGGAGCGGGCCGGGTGCAGCGCCCCTGCGAGCCGGACGATGTGGTGAAGTGCCTCGACCGGCTGTACCGGCAGCGGCGAATCGACCTGGCGCATGCCCGGATCATGCGCATCTGGGGCGAGCGGGGCGAGGCGCCGAACCCGCGCTACCTCCGCGAGAAGGGTGACTGGCGCCTGTGGAACGAGGCCATGCAGCGGCTCGACTGGCCGCTGCGCATGAAGGGAATCGTGGTCGGGCCGATCATGCCGCTGCCGGCGGAGGAGGGCGTGGTGGTGCCGCTGCAGGCGCGGGGGGTGGAGTGAGCGGAGCGGCGGAGCAGGGCCGGGCGGCGCCGCGCGTCGCGCTGCGTCACAGCCTGGCCGAGGGGAAGCAGATGCTCTGGATTGGCTTTGGTGGGCGGGCGGACCGCTTCTGGCTGCGGCTGCTGCGGCCGGGCTTCCGGCACTGCTTCGCGGCGCTGGAGGATGCGCGGGGCTGGACAGTGGTGGAACCGCTCTCTGGCCGCCTGATGGTGGCGCGGCTCGACGTCCCGGCGGGGTTCGACCTGCCGGGCTTCTATCGCCGCGCCGGATTGGTGGTGCTGGGACCATTCCAGCCGGGAGCGCCTTTCTGCGCAGGTCTTCCGGGGCTGCTTCCCTATTCCTGTGTGGCGGTCTGCCGCGCGCTGCTCGGGCAGGGTGCGCCTTTCGCGCTGACCCCCTGGGCCTTGTTTCGCCGGCTGAAGAAACTCAAGGTTGAAGGAAAATATTCCTTGACGACCCCGACAACAGTCGGTAAGAAGGCTCTCGTCAACGGGTGAGTTGCGCCCGCTGATATCCTCCCGATCCCCCGAACACTGCGCGGGCCCGTCCGGACTATCCGGACGGGCCCGCGGCTTTTTGGGGCGGTCGGCTTCGCCGAACCGTAAAGGAGCCGCACGCGCATGGGTGGCCTGTTCCGTGCCCCGAAGCCGGTGGTCGTGACCGCGACCGAGCCGGTCGCTTCCCCGCCCGCCGGCCCGACCCCCGAGGTCGCCGAGCAGACTGCCCGGCAGCAGAATCAGGAACGCTCCCGCCGTGGCCTCGCGGGCACCATCGCGACCTCGGCGCGCGGCGTGCTGGAGCCGTTGCCGGCCGGCCTGGCGGGCGCCCGCAAGACGCTGCTGGGGGATTGAGGCGGATGACCCTCTCCCCTGACACCATCCTGACGCGCCACGCCGCCGCGCAGGAGCGCCGCCGCCCCTGGGAAGGCGTGTGGCGGGAGTGCTACGACCACGTGCTGAACGGCACGCCCGGCAGTGGCGGCCCGGCTCTCTACGATGCAACCGCGCCCGATGCGGCGGAGCAGCTGGCCGCGAGCCTGCTGGCGGAACTGACCCCACCCTGGTCGCGCTGGTTCGGCCTGGCGCCGGCCGCCGCCCTGGCGCAGGGCCCCGAGGCCACCGCCGCGGCCGAGGCGCTGGAAGCGGCGGCGGAGACGCTGCAGGGGCATCTCGACCGCTCCAACTTCGCGCTGGAGATGCATCAGGCCTTCCTTGATCTGGTGGTCGCCGGCACCGGCGTGCTGTTGGTCGAGGAGGCACCACCCGGGGCGCTTTCGGCACTCCGCTTCACTGCCGTGCCGCTGCGCGAGGCGGTGCTGGAGGAAGGGCCGAGCGGGCGGCTCGACACCATCTATCGTTGCGTGGCGCTGGATGCCGCGGCGATCCGGGCGCGCTATCCGGATGCGGAACTGCCGCCGAGTGTGCTGGCGAATGGCGACGAGGAGGCGCCGCGCCGGCACCGGGTGATCGAGGCGGTCTGGCCGGAGCGGTGCGGCAGCGGCTACCTCGCCGTGCTGGACCATGACGGCGATGCACTGCCGCTGGCTTTCGGCCGATTCCTGGAAAGCCCGTTCATCGCCTTCCGCTGGATGAAGGTGCCGGGCGAGGTCTATGGCCGTGGCCCGGTGATGAAGGCGCTGCCGGATATCCGCACCGTCAACAAGGTGGTGGAACTGGTGCTGAAGAACGCCTCCATCGCCGCCACCGGCATCTGGCAGGCGGAGGATGACGGGGTGCTGAACCCCGCCACGGTGCGGCTGGTGCCGGGCGCCATCATCCCCAAGGCACCCGGCTCTTCCGGGCTCACGCCGCTCGCCGCGCCGGGCAATTTCGACGTCTCGCAACTGGTGCTGGACGATCTGCGCGGCCGCATCCGCGCGGCGCTGCTGGCCGACCGGCTGGCGGCACCGAAGGATGCGCGGATGACGGCCACGGAAGTGCTCGAGCGCAGCGCCGAGACGGCGCGGCTGCTCGGCGCGACCTATGGCCGGCTGCAGGCCGAGCTGCTGACGCCGCTGATCGGCCGCTGCCTCAGCATCCTGCGGCGGCGCGGCGAGGTGCCGCCGCTGCTGCTGGACGGTCGCGAGGTGCGGCTGACCTACCAGTCCCCGCTGGCCCGCGTGCAGGGCCGCGCCGATGCCGCGAACACGCTGCTGTTCCTGCAGGCGGTGGCGGCGCTGGGCCCGCAGGCGGCGGCGCAGCTCGACCTCGCCGCTGCCACCCGACATCTGGCCCGCACGCTCGCCGCGCCGGCCGGGATCTTGAACCCCATCGAGGAGTGACGCTTCGCATGTCCGAGAACTTGCTTGAGGCCACGATGGCGGATCGCGCCGCGCCGGCGCAGACCGAGGAGATCCCGGAGAAGTTCCGGGACCCCGAGACCGGCGCGCTGCGGGTCGAGGCGCTGCTGCGCTCCTATCGCGAGCTGGAGAAGCGCCTCTCCCAGCGCTTCGCGCCGCCCGGCCCGGACGCGCCGGAAGAGGAGCGTGCGCGCTTCCGCCGCGCCATCGGCGTGCCCGAGGCGCCGGAAGACTACACGGTGGAGCCGAAGCACGAGCTTTGCGGCCCCGACCCGGAGATCAACAAGCGGCTGCACGAGGCCGGCTTCAACTGCCATCAGGTGCAGCTGGTCTATGATCTCGCGGCGGAGCGGCTGCTGCCGCTGATCGCCGAGGCCGCTGCCGAGTATGAGGCCCAGAAGCAGGCCACGCGGCTGGCGCAGGAGTTCGGCGGCGAGGAGCAGTTCCGCCGCCTGGCGCCGCAGATCGCCGCCTGGGGTCGCGCCAATCTGGCACCGCCGGTCTTCGAGGCGCTCTCCACCACTGCCGAGGGTGTGCTGGCACTGCACCGGATGATGGCGAAGAGCGAGCCCAGCCTGGCGCGCAATGCCGAGGCGACCGAGGCGCTCGATGAGCAGGCGCTGCGCAAGATGATGCGCGACCCGCGCTACTGGCGCAGCCGCGAGCCGGAATACGTCAAGCGCGTGACCGACGGCTTCAAGCGCCTGTTCGGCCAGGGCTGACGCGGCGGCGGGCCGGGCAGGCCCGACCCGCCGCGATCCCTCCCGCTTTTCCCGTGGCGCAACCCGCATCGGCGGGCGCTGCGGCGCGCCCATCGCTTCGGCCCCCTCTGTGGCCAACCGAGGCGACGGGCTGATCCCCTCCCTTCATTCCGCCTCTCCTGAAGGAAATCGGCATGTCCGCTTCCATCGACCAGGTCTTTACGAAGCAGTTCCAGTCCGAGGTGCACGGCGCCTACCAGCGCCAGGGCAGCAAGCTGCGCCCGACGGTGCGCAGCAAGACCGATGTGCGCGGTGCCTCCACCGTCTTCCCGATCGTCGGCCGTGGCATCGCGGCGGCGAAGGCGCGCAACGGCGCGGTGCCGGTGATGAACCTCTCGCATTCCAACGTGGAGTGCTTCCTGCAGGACTATTATGCGGGTGAGTGGATCGACCGGCTTGACGAGCTGAAGACCAATATCGACGAGCGCCAGGTGGTGGCGAGCGCCGGCGCCTATGCGCTGGGCCGCAAGACCGACGAGCTGATCATCGCCGCGCTCGATACCGCGACCAACGAGGCTGTGGGCACGGCGCCGGGCACCGGCGACACCGATGGGCTGACCAAGGCCAAGGTGCTGATGGCCTTCGAGATGCTGGGCGCCGCGGATGTGCCGGATGACGGCAACCGCTTCGCCATCGTCGGCTGGAAGCAGTGGAGCGAGCTGCTGCAGATCGAGGAGTTCGCCAATGCGCAGTATGTCGGCGATGAGGATCTGCCCTGGAAGGGCACGCAGGTGAAGCGCTGGCTCGGCGCGACCTGGATGCCGCATTCCGGCCTGACTAAGAGCGGCGACCTGCGCTTCTGCTACTTCTACCACAAGACCGCCATCGGCCATGCCGTGGCGCAGGAGGTGGTGACCGACATCACCTGGCACGGCGACCGCGCGGCCTATTTCGTCAACAACATGATGAGCCAGGGTGCGGTGCTGATCGACGGCGCCGGCGTCGTGCGGATGCGCGCGGCGGAGTAAGCCGGCTGGCCTGAGACGTGCGGGGGAAGGAATTCCCCCGCGCCCTCATCTTTCTTCTTTCAGTTTGGAGTGCCGCTGGAGGCAGGCGCCTGAACTGACAGAAAAAAGATGGGGGTCTGGGGGAATTCCTTCCCCCAGCCTCCTTTCCACCTTTCCGGGAGTTCCGACCGATGGCGCTGTCCGCCCTCGTCCTCTGCTCGCGCGCGCTGCTGAAGATCGGTGCCCAGCCCATCGCCTCCTTCGACGAGGGCACGGCCGAGGCGGAGGTGGCTGCGCATCTTTACCCCGCCGTGTGCGACGCGCTGCTCTCCGCGCATCCCTGGTCCTTCGCGACCGGGCAGATGGAGCTGCCGCGCCTGCTCGAAACACCCCATGCCGATTATGCCTATGCCTTCCAGCTGCCGCCGGATTTCCTGCGGGTGCTTTCCGCCGGGGATGGCGGCCGTGGTCGGGGGTTGGACTTCCGTCTGCACGAGAACCGGCTGCATGCCAATGCACCACAGGTGACGCTGACTTATCTGTTCCGGCCTGCGGAGAGCAGCTTTCCGGCTTTCTTCGCCTCGGCGCTGGTGGCGCGGCTGGCCGCGGAGTTTTGCATTCCGCTGACCGAAAGCTCCACCCGGACCGACATGCTTCACCGGCTGGCGGACAGTGAGTTCCGCCGTGCGCGTCTGACGGACAGCCAGCAGCAGACCGCGCGCGCGCTGGAGGATTTTCCGCTGATCGCGGCGAGGGGGTGAGCGATGGCCGGGGACCGCAGCACCAAGACAAGCTTCACCGCCGGCGAGCTGAATGACCAGCTGCTCGGCCGTGGCGACCTGCGCGCCTTCGAGAACGGCGCGCGGCGGCTGCGCAATGTGTTCATCCAGCCGACCGGCGGCGTGACGCGCCGGCCGGGGCTTCGCCACGTCGCCATGTTGCCTGGAGCGGCGCGGCTTGTCGCCTTCGAGTTCAACACCGAGCAGACCTATCTTCTGGTGCTGACGCATCAGCGCCTGCAGGTCTTCATGGGTGACACGGAGGTGGCGAGCCTGGGCGCGCCCTGGACGAGCGGGATACTCGATCAGGTCGCCTATACGCAGAGCGCCGATACTCTGCTGCTGCTGCATCCGGAGATGCCGCCGCAGCGGGTGACGCGGAGCAGCCATACGGCCTGGAGCATCGGCCCCTGGCCCTGGGTTGCGGAGCCGTTCTACCGCTTTGCGGCGCCGGACGTGTCCCTCGCGGCCAGCGGCACCACGGGCAATGTGACCTTGACGGCGAGCGCCGCCATCTTTCAGGCGGGGCACGCGGGCGTGCGACTGCGGCTGCGCGGAAAGCACCTTCGCATTACCGCCGTGCTGTCGGGCACCAGCGCCCTTGCGGATGTGCAGGAGGCGCTGGTGGATACCGCGCCGAGCAGCGACTGGGACGAGGCGGCGCTCAGCGCGGTGCGCGGCTGGCCGGTCTGCGCCTGCTTCCACCAGGACCGCCTGGTGCTGGGTGGCTCGCGCGACCTGCCGAACCGGCTCTGGCTGTCGCGCTCGGGCGATCTCTACAATTTCGGTCTCGGGACGGGCCTGGATGACGAGGCGATCGAGTTCGGCCTGCTGTCGGATCAGGTGAACGCCATCCGGGCGGTCTTCTCGGGGCGGCATCTGCAGGTCTTCACCTCGGGCGCCGAGTGGATGGTCACCGGCGACCCGATGACGCCGGCCTCCATCCAGCTGCATCGGCAGACGCGCATCGGCTCCCCGCTGACGCGCATCATCCCGCCGGTGGATGTGGATGGCAGCACCATCTTCGTCGCGCGATCCGGGCGGGCGGTGCATGAATACGCCTATACCGACGTGCAGCAGGCCTATCAGGCGAATGACCTGGCCCTGGTGGCGCGGCACCTCGTCGCGACACCGGTCTCCATGGCCTACGACCAGACGCGACGACTGCTGCATGTGGCGATGGCGGAGGGATGGCTGGCCACGCTGACGCTCTACCGCGCCGAGGAGGTCACCGCCTGGACGCGGCAGGACACCGAAGGCTTCTTCCGCGCACTGGCCGAGATCGACGGCACTGTGTGGTGCGCTGTCGAGCGTGATGGCAGCATGCGGTTGGAGCGGTTCGATGACGGGCTCGCGGTGGATGCGGGGCTTACCGGCAATGATGCGCTGGAGCGGACCCACTGGAGCGGGCTCGGCCACTTGGCCGGGCGCAGCGTACAGGTGGTGGCGGATGGCGCACCACGTGGCAGCGCGACCGTCGTGAATGGCGGGGTGACCATCGAGCCGGGAGCCTTCGCCGTGCAGGTGGGGCTCGGCTACAGCCATGTCATCGAGCCGCTGCCGCCGCAGCTGCTGAGCGCGGGCGGCGCACGCACTGGGCCGCTGCGGCTGCTTTCCATCGGATTCCGGCTGCTGGAGACGGCGGCACTGACGGTGGATCTCGGGCGGGGCCTGCAGCCGGTGCCGTTCCGTCGCATGGATACACCGATGCTGGATGCCGCCCCGCCGCGCTTCACCGGCGATGTCACGCTGCGTGCCTTCGGCTGGCGGCGCGACACTATGCTGCCGCTCTGGCGCATCGAGGGCGACACGCCTTTGCCGCTTACGCTGCTTTCCGTCACGACCGAGACGAGGATGACCAACTGATGGCCCAGCTTGCCCCCATCGCCACACTGGTCGGCACGGGTGCCTCCCTCTATGGCACGGTGCGCCAGGGTCAGGCGCAGGCCGCCCAGGCCAAGGCGCAGCAACAGCAGGAGGCAGCCAATCTGGCCGCTCGCCAGCAGCAGCTGGCCGCGCAGCAGGAGGCCGAAGCACGCAACCGCCAGGACCAGCTGGAGCGCACCGTCGCCTCGACGCGGGCGCGCCTCGCCGCCTCGGGTGTGAGCCCCGACCAGGGCTCGGCGGCCGCGATCACCGCAGGGTTGCGGCGCGATGCCGCGGAGGCGGCCGCCGACAGCAATGAAGCCTATGCCGCGCGCATGGCGGCCGGGCGCGCCTCGCTGCTCAACAGCGACGGCTCGCTCACGACCTGGCTGCGTGCCGGCAACAGCTTCGGCGGTGCCCTGCGGTCCCTGCTCGAATAGCGCGATCGCGAGGCAGCGACCCATTCTTTCATCACCGGCTGAGAGCATCCCCCGCGCGAAGGGGCGGGGGATGCCATTGCGCGCCCGCGGCCGCCTGGCCGTTCCGTCCCCCTTCCGCATGAGAGATCCGCATGGCCGAGCATATCCGCATCGGCGACGTCGCGCCGCGTGTGCACTACGTGGCGGACGGCGCGCAGACCGTCTTCATCTATCCCTTCCCGATCTTCGAGAGCGCTGATCTCGAGGTCCGTCTGGACGGGCTGGTGCAGTATGACGGCTTCACCGTCACCGGGGCGGGCAGGTCGAACGGTGGCACGGTGGTTTTTGCCGCACCGCCGCCGGCCGGCCGCCAGTTGCTGATGCGGCGCGTTCTGCTGATCGAGCGCGTCACCGACTTCCAGCCGAATGGCGTGCTGCGCGCCAACACGCTGAACGACGAGATGGACCGGCAGGTCGCCGTGCTGCAGGAGATGCGCGAGAATCTGGCCGGCACCATCCGGGCCGATCCTGGCGATACGCCGGCGAGTCTGGTCCTGCCGCAGCGCGGTGGGCGCGCGAACCGGCTGCTGGGCTTCGACAGCCTCGGCAACGTGACCGCGATCCCACGCGACCCGGTGCTGACGGCGCCTTTCGGCGGCGCCATCCCCCGCACCGTGGAAGACAAGCTGGCCGAGCGCCTCTCGGCGCGCGACTTTGGCGCAACCGGCGATGGCATCACCGATGACGGGCCGGCCTTGCAGGCGGCGATGAACGCCGCCGCAGCAGCGGGCAAGCATCTCGTCATCGGCGAGGGCAGCCACCGCACCACCATTCCGCTGGTGCTGCCGGGCGCGGCGGCGGGGCTGACCATGCGCGGCAGCATCCTCTATGCCGGCCCTGGTGGCGTGACGGCCCTGACAGTGGGCGACGGTGCCGCCATGCGCAACCAGGCGAAGCTCTACCAGGGCCTCCGTGTGCTGCGCGCCACCGTCTCCGACTGGCTGGACGAACGCGACATCGGCATCCTGCTGCGCAACCTGGATGCCTCCGTGGCCGAGATCCGGCAGGTCGAGGGCTTCACCATCGGTGTGCGCACGGAAGGTGTCGAGGTCGGCTTCGAGGACAGCACGCTCTATCTCGGCCGTTTCGTGAACAATCGAATCGGCCTCGACGTGCACACCGCCACAGCCTCCGCGTGGAACAACTCGGTGCGCTATATCGGCGGGCACTTCGCCAACAGCTCGGCCACCAACCCGACGCGGGACCGCTTCGGCGTGCGTTTCTCCTGCGCGCCGGGCGCCTATCCGCGCCACAACGCGCATTTCTTCACCGGGCCCGCTTTCGAGCTGCAGCGGCAGGGCAGCCCCGGGACGGTGGCCGCCATTCCCTTCCTGCTGGAGGCAGGGGACGAGCGTGGCATCATCGCGCGCGGCGTTCGGATGGAGCAGTGCAGCCCCTATGTCGCGCGGCATGCCGGCGGCGCGAATGACTGCCTCTACGAGGTCGTCTATGTCGGCACCTATGCCTTCACCGGCGCCGGGGTGGAATACACTGTGACGGCGACGCGGGCCGGCGGCACCGTGATCCCGTTGCACCAGGCGAGCGCCGCGCAAGGTACGCCGCGGCTGGTGGCGGCGGCGGAGAATGTGCGCCGCCGCGCCTTCCGGCAAACCATCGACACGGTGGACGGAATCGGCTTCGAGCAGATGGCGGTGCTCTCCGGCAATCCGTCCGGACCTCCGACGACGCTCACCGGCTTCGCCTTTGCCGGCCTGTCGCAATTCGCTCTGAACCCGGACAGCATCGGCATCCCGACGAGCCGCGCGCTGGCCTTCGTGGTGGATTGCAGCGTCTGCAAGGAGTTCTTCATCGCTGCAGAAGGCTCAGAGCTGCGGCCGGTGGTCATGCAGTTCGATGCCAACGAGGCGGTGTTGGATGCCACGAGCCCCGTGCTGTTTTCCAATATGAATGCGGCCTGGGCCGGAAGCCCCTCCTACTTCTGGGAGGGCAATGCCGACCTGGACAGCCTGGTGGGCGGGCTCGCCATCAACAAGCTGCAGCGTGTCACGCTGCATGATCGCGCGCGCATCGCGGCGATCGGCGTGCGTGGCGGCAGCGCGGCCGCCATCCTGAAGGCGCTGCGTCTCTACTGCTCGCCGCTGCATGCGCCGACACTGCTCTACGGCGGCAGCCGCAAATGGGGTACCCGGGAGTACAGCTCGATGGACAGCGGCTGGATCGTCCCGAGCCTGGCGGCCGGCGCCAGCACCACTCGCGACATTGCCCTGCCGGGCGTGCGTCAGGGCGACTTCGTGCAGGCCAGCTTCGCCAAGACGACCGGCTTCCAGAGCGGCGGCGTCGTCTTCCATGCGAGCGTCGGTGGTACGGCGGGCGCGGACCAGGTGCGGGTCACGGCACAGAACGTGAGCGGCAGCAATGTCGCCGTGGATGCGGGGGCGCTCTATGTCCGCGCCGTGAAGCCCAGGGTCTGAACATGGCCGCGACGTTTCACGGGTTCTGGGCGGTGGCGCCATGAGCCGGCGCGAGATCATGGCGGCGGAGGACCTGCAGCCGGCGATCCGCCGTGTGGTCGAGGACTACAACGCCTTTGTCGCGCGCGGGCCAGCACCCGGCATGCATGACGATGCCAAGGCCTTCGCCGCGCATCATGCGGCGGCGAAGTCGGCGCTCGCGCATCTGGAGCATCTGCTGAAGCTCGCCCGTGCCGCTGGCGCGGGCGAGGAGGAAACCGGCTTCGCGCAGGCCGCCGCGTTGCTGCGCCAGGCACGCGGCGCGCTGGCCGCGGAGCCGCTGAGCGAGGAGGAGTGCGACGCTGATGACGGGCCCTCCGGCTGACCTGACGGAGTTCGTCTGGATCTGGAACAACCTGGCGGGGCAAGGCACGCCGGCCGTGCACCGCCGCATCCTGCGCTGGCTGGAGGCGCGATGCGAGGCCGGCGATCGCCGCCTGCTGCTGATGGCCTTCCGGGGCTGCGGCAAGTCCACTCTGGTCGGGCTCTATTGCGCCTGGCTGCTGTTCCGCTGGCCGGAGACGCGCATCCTGGTGCTGGCGGCCGATCATCAGCTCGCCACGAAGATGGTCGGCACGGTGCGGCGCATCGTCGAGCGGCATCCGCTGTGCCGGCCGCTGGTGCCCGCCTCGCCGGAGGCCTGGGCGGTGGATCGCTTCACCGTCGAGCGCAAGGGCGCGCTGCGCGACCCCTCGGTGCTGGCGGCAGGGCTGGGCGGCAACATCACGGGCATGCGTGCCGATGTCATCATCTGCGACGACGTCGAGGTGGCGGGCAATTGCGACACGCCCGGAAAGCGCATGGAGCTGCGCGAGCGGCTGGCGGAGACGGAGTTCATCCTGACGCCGGGTGGCACGATCCTCTATGTCGGCACACCGCATTGCGCGGAAAGCCTTTACCTTCACCCGGATGAAGGGGAGGCCTACCTCGCCGGGTACAGCCGGTTGCGCATTCCCCTGCTGGACGGCGCAGGGCGCAGCGCCTGGCCGGAGCGCTTCCCGACCGCGATGGCGGCGCAGATGCGCGAGCGCGTGGGGCCCATCCATTTCGGGCGGCAGATGATGCTGCGGCCGGTGGCGAGCGGGGCTGCGCGGCTCGATCCGGCGCAGATCATCCGCTATGAGGAGGAGACGGATTACCAGGAAGTCCAGGGACGACCGGTATTGCGCCTGCTCGGGCGCCGCATGGTCTCGGGCGGTGGCTTCTGGGATCCGGCCTATGGCCGCCCCGGCGCGGGCGACGGCAGCGTGCTGGCTGCGACCTATGCCGATGCCGAGGGCAACCACTACCTGCATCGCCTGGCCTATCTGACGCATGAGCCGGGCGGGGCGGAGGACCCGGCGACGCAGCAGTGCCAGAAGGTGGCGCGCATCGCGCGGGATCTACTGCTGCCGGTGCTGCGCGTGGAGACCAATGGCATCGGCCGCTTCCTGCCCGCCATGCTGCGGCGGGAACTGGCGCGCGCCGGCGTGCCCTGCGCCGTTGTCGAGCAGCACAGCCATCGGCCGAAGCAGGAGCGCATCCTGACGGCACTCGACCCGGTGCTGGCGGCGCGGCGGTTGCACGCGCATGCGCAGGTGTTCCGCACGCCGTTCCCGACGGAGATGGCGGAGTGGAAGCCGGACGCGCCGGGCACGCGGGACGATGCGCTGGACGCACTGGCCGGTTGCCTGCTGGCCGAGCCCGTACGCCTGCCCGGCGCGCCGCCGGCGCCGCGCGGCATCGGCTGGCGGGGGCTGACCTAGCTGCACCGGAAGGAGGCTCCAAGCCCGAGAGCGTGAGCGGAAGCAGGGAGGCTGGGGAGCCGGAACGCCCCGCTCTCCCGTCTCAGGCAGTTTTTCGCTACAGGATGTTCACTTTTTGTTGACGCCTCCCCGCCGCACGGCCTAGGCTCCGCTCGTCAACGGCCGAATTGCGTCCGTTGGCCGCTTCAGGCTGCGGGCCTGCTCCTCAGCACTTCCTGCCCATGCCGTGCCTCACCCTCCGGGGTGATACGGAAACGGCCGTCTGCCTGCTGAACCGCCAGCCCCATCCCGGCCAGGCGGTGCAGGCAGGGGCCGTCCTTCAGCCCGTCCGGGCGACCGAGCGCGCCGCTCAGTTCCAGCCGATGCAGGGCGGAGCGGCAGCAGGTCTCGAGGTAGGGCTCGTTCCACATCGTTCCATCGCAATCGTTTCCGGCAGGCGTCGGTGCCACCCCTCCCAGGGTGGCGCCGACGCCTTCGTCGTTCAAGAAGGCCGAGGAGGGCCGGATGAACCCGCTCGATCTGGAACCCCAGACGCTGGCCACGGCGGTGCAGGCACCGTTGCTGGGCGTGCTGTTCTGGATGCTGCACGGGCTGCGGCGCGGCCTGCCCGACCGGATTGGCGACTGCGCCGACCCGCCGCGCCCCGAGAGCGACGCCCTGGCGCGCACACGCGACGAACTGGCGGCTTTCAAGCTGGAGGTCGCGCGCACCTATGTGCCGCTCTCGCTGATCCGCGACGTGGACCAGCGGCTGAGTCGGCAGCTCCTCCGCATCGAGGAGAAGCTGGACGCCGTCTCCCGTGCCGCCGCCGCCACGGCCGCGCTGCAATCCGCCCAGCGCGGCCGCGGCGCCGACGACCACCTCTGAACCCGCTCCCCCGAGAGAGACTGCCCCTCATGAGCCTCGCCCCCCTGGCTTCGCCCACCGCCGCCGCCGCCGAGCTCTCGCCACAGGAGATCCTCGCCATGACGCTCTGGGCGGAGGCCGGCACGCGCCCCGTCCGCGCCATCGAGGCGCTGGCCGCG